TTTTCGGTAGTCTATTTCTGTATCTGCCTGCTTTACCTTCTCTCCAGCCTTCTTCCTTCGCTCATATTCAGCGTAACCAATGCGTTTCGCCTGGTTTCTTTTTGCTTCTGCTATAGTTCTGATGTTAATTTTTGACACATCAGGTAAAATAATATCATATTGGGCATAACTGTCGTCTGTAAAACTACTGTATGTACTCTTTGACTTATGTATTTCAGAAAGCAGATCTCTGTTGTTTAAGTAATTTACTTTTCTCATGTAAGAATTCTCCATATTAAAGTTCTATTATAAACTACGTAGATAATAAAGTCAACTAAATAATGTAAAGGAGATCGCCAAATGTCATCATTTGATTTTGCAAAACTAGGAAACAGTATTAAAAACGGGGTGAGTGATTTTACAAGCAACCTGACAGGTGCAGTAGAAGATGCGGCCAATGCTGTGTCTGATTTTGTAAATGTAGATGGGTTTGCTAAAGATATTCGATCTAAAAATTTGCCAGACGGTTCTCTAGCGAAACTTGGTGGTACTGCAACTGAAACGGTTGGGTTTAAGAAGCCAGTTAACCGAGACTGGCGTGTTAGATTAAGTATTCCTAATGTGGCAAGTTTCAAAGCATCTCCGTTATTAAGTCCATTAAAACAAACCAATGGATTAGTTTTTCCGTTTACCCCTACAATTATTGTAGCACACTCAGCAAACTATCAAGCAATTACCCCTACACATACTAATTATCCGTATTTTGCTTACCAGAACTCACAAGTGGATCAACTTGTTATTACAGGTGACTTTTTTGTACAAAATGGCGTTGAAGCAGAGTATTGGGTAGCGGCTTTGCATTATCTACGTTCAGCAACTAAAATGTTTTATGGTGGAGAAGCTGAAACATTAGGTGCACCGCCACCAGTTGTTAAACTTAATGGATACGGAGATTTTATTTTTAATAATGTGCCAGTTGTAGTAACAAACTTTACAGTTGACTTACCACAAGATGTTGACTATATTGCAACAGGACTTGGTAAAGCGATGTCAACAGAAAAAAGTGTATCAGGAGCCGCTGGGCAAACGATAAAAGAAAAACGAGATAGCGTAAGTTGGGCACCAACACAAAGTTTAATAACAGTTACAGTACAACCGCTTTACAGTAGACGTGAAATTGAAAAATTTAGTTTACAGAATTATGTTAACGGTGAATATATTAAAAATGGCGGAGGATTTATTTAATGGCAGTTTACAGCCAATCAAGCCCGTGGCACAATACGCCTGAAAACGAAAGTGGCGAACATATGGATCTATTGAGGATTCGAACAGTACCGGCTTCGTCAGACGATGCGTTATATGAAGTTGAACCTCAATACAATCATCGTCCAGATTTATTAGCATATGACCTTTACGGTTCACCAAAACTGTGGTGGGTATTTGCACAACGCAATATGGATACTATTAAAGATCCTATTTATGATTTAAAAGTGGGAACTAAAATTTATCTTCCAAAGGCATCGGATATCAAGTCTAGACTGGGAGTTTAAATATGTCTCTCCTAGGTGAAATAAACAAACTTAAAAACGAAAAAATAAGACTTGAAAACTTAGTCAAAAACGAGCTTGGCGGAAATCCTCATAGCTTTATGTCTGAAGAAGATATTAAAGCGGCAAAACAATCTTTATCTAAAGTTAAGCAAGATTTAGCAAGAAGTCAGCGTGTTAATAAGATTCAAAGAAACACAATAGATAATGAACTAGAACAATTTACCTCAGTAAATCATATGTTTGGATTATACTGTTTATCCACAGACGAAATATTAGACCCTGACAATACATATATGGGTGCCCAAGGCGAACCAGAAGTAGTTATTATTAAAAGTGGCGGCGGAACTAGAGCTATGGGCGAACGTAAAGCTCAAACTATGTTAGAAAAAGCCGGAGGTAGAGTTGAATACTTTATGGATGATGTTACTATTGAATCTGTAATAGGATATAATAGTGAAACTCGTGCAATGCAAATGCACAAGGGTGGATTTTCAGTAACAGAACCTTACAGCATGGGACAGTTTCTTGAAACTTTACAAGTTGCGGCTGTTATGGCTGGACACTTAACTTATACGTTTGCAACATTTTTATTAACAATTGAATTTGTAGGATATACAGATGACAATCAAATGAAGCGTATTGCAAAACGACAAATACCAATTAAGATAACAGATTCAACAATGTCTGTTAGTTCTTCTGGTACAGTTTACGAAACAACATTTATTTCTGCAAATTCTAGTGCTAACAGTGATTCAGTACAAAAAATTCCATCAGACATTCAAATTGTTGGAGGCGATCTCCAAGAAGCATTACAAAGTGGAATACAAAGTTTAACTACTGTGCTTAATACTAATTTGTTAAAACGTGAAGAAGGTAATAAAAAGAAATTTGCTGATCAATTCATTATATTATTTCCACCTGGTGATGCTTTAGAAAGTAGAAAACTAGCTACTAAGAAAGAAGATGATGCTACAGTTAACGATATAACTGCTCAAGAAAAAGTTGAGTCATTAACAGGTAAATCTCAAAGTACACAAATAATTGACTACGAAGCATTTTTAGAAAAAATTGCAGGTGTTTCAGTAAAAAGGTCAGACCTTGGCGAAGCTATTGTATCACAAAGTTTAGCAACCGGAAATATAAATCCTATCGGAACATCAAAACTAGTTACTGATAAATTGCAAAATGGTAGTATTCAAAGTGCTGGAGCCGATAAAGTTTATGATGAACAAAAAGATGTTTATGAACAAAAAGCAAATTATATACCAGAAGGCAAACGTGCTTTTAAGTTTGAAAAGGGTACAAAGATTAACAGCATTATTGAGGAAATGGTTTTATCAAGTGAATATGGTAAAAGTTTATTAGATCAAAAATTAGTTGACGGCTTCCGTCCTTGGTTTAGTATATTGCCAATGGTGTTTCAAGTTCCGGTAAAGGATATAGAAGCAAGTAAAGGCCGTCCACCGTTTATCTATATTTTTAAAGTAATACCGTATGAAGTACATGCTAGTACTTGGATGGGTCCTGGAGATGTTGCACCGGCAACACCAATAGATCATATTGCAAAAGAATACAATTATTTGTACACAGGTAAAAACAAAAATGTATTAGAATTTGATCTAACATTTAATAACAGATATCTAACACCTGTTCCAAGAGATGGTAGTGCAGATACAGAAACTGCACAGAATGATGGAGCAAGTGCTACAGCTAATAGTGAAGACAAATCAAATATAATAGCACAAAAAGAAGGCGACCCTACACCGTCATTAGATCCTTTAAAATCAATTATTGAATCTGATATTGAAATTATTACATCAGGTATGAGAGCTGTACCATCAGATGCTAAAGAAGTAATTGCACGTACTTTCCATAAAGCATTGGTCTATAGTATGGTAGATTTAGTAAGAGTTGAATTGCAAATAATGGGAGATCCTTATTACATTAGTGATAGTGGTACAGGAAATTATATGTCAGCACAAGGATCAACTTGGTTTGCAGACGAAAACGGACATATTGATCATGTACGTAGTCAACAGTTTATTGAATTAAATTTTAAAACACCTTATGATTATAGTGCATCATCAAGTACAGTAGAATTTCCTGTAACTAACGATGAAGCCGGTGGGGTTAAAGTTAGACAATTTAGTGGATTATATAAAGTAACTTATGTTAAGTCTGAATTTAATCAAGGTAAGTTTATACAAACACTATCATTGTTAAGAATGAATACACAAACAGAATTAGATTACAAAAAACAAAAAGGACCTGAAGAAGATCAAGGACCAGCCGAAGAAGGCACTATAGCAAAAAATCATCAACCTGGTTATGGCTATGGCGGAGGACACCACGCATGATGAATCCATTACTAGATAAAGTTTCAAAAGATAAAACTCCAATAATGATGCCAGGGCCATACCTTGCTAAGGTAGTGAGCTTTATTGATTCTGAGTACATGGGTACTTTACAAGTACAGTTATTAAAAACTACCACAACAGGTAACCCAAACTTTGCTGGCGGATCAATGTACCAAGCAAAATACTTGTCACCGTTTACAGGACAAACTCCAAGAAACGGAGTAACAGCAAACGACGGTTATAGAGATAGTCAACAAGCATATGGTATGTGGATGATTCCACCTGACATTGGAACACAGGTTCTTATAATTTTTGCAGAAGGTAACCCAAATATGTGTTACTGGTTAGGCTGTGTTCAAGATAGGTATATGAATTTTTCTGTACCGGGAAATGCCGCAACGTCATTTACTAAAAAAGTTGATGCTGATGGGAATGATCTAATTGACGAAAAAATGAAACCTGCTAAATTGCCGGTTAGTGAATACAACAAAGTAACTGAAACAGGACTTGCACAAGATCCTACAAAGTTTGAAAAGCCACACCAAAAAGAATTTGTAAATGGCTTAGTTGACTCAGGATTAATATTTGACGAAACAAGAGGAATTACAACTTCAAGTGCAAGACGTGAAGTACCAAGTGCAGTCTTTGGATTTAATACTCCTGGACCTATTGATAAACGTCCTGGTGCTCCTAAATCAAGAATAGGTACTAACGAAGAATTTGTTGACGTTTATAAATCAAGACTTGGCGGAACTTCTCTTGTAGCAGATGACGGAGATGATAAATTTTTAAGAAAAACAACAGCAGACAAAGGTCCACCAGAGTATGCTGATGTAATGCAAAATGAAACAGATGGTAAAAGGGAATTACCACACAACGAATTATTCCGTGTGCGTACTAGAACAGGACACCAAATACTTTTACATAATACAGAAGATCTAATCTACATAGCTAATGCTAGAGGAACTGCTTGGCTTGAAATGACAAGTGATGGTAAAATTGACATTTATGCAGAAGATAGTATTAGTATGTATAGTGGTAATGATTTTAATTTTACAGCAAATCGTAATGTTACTATTGAAGCTGGTGCAAATTTATACTTAAAAGCAAGTGACAATCACAATGCTAGTTCAAAGAAAGGCGGTAAAATACAAATAGAATCTGCCGCTGATACAAATATTTTAATTGGTGCTAACGGTAAGATTACAACATCAACTAACTTTGATCTAAACACAGGTTCTGCAAACAAGTTTACAGCAGGTACAACTACTGATATACTCAGCGGAGGAAACCATACAGAAACAGCACCTAAGATTGATATGAACGGCCCAACAGCCGCAACAGCTGAACAAGTTAGTCCGTTGAACACACATATTAACCCAGGACCATCAGCATTAGGATGGTTAACTCAGCGTATGCCACAGCATGAACCGTGGCCATGGCATGAAAATTTAAATCCTCAAGCATTTAAACCAGTTGCTACTGATAGGGATAATAATTTTACAACTAAAAACGATGAACCAACACCTAGTATTCCTGATACATTTAAGAAAACTAGTAAAGCTAATGAATAACCAGTAAGGTAAATATTGATATGGCAAGCGAACTATACAAAAACATTAAAGTTAACAGCGATTTAGCACCACCTAATCCAACGACAACTAATCGTGCTTACAAAGGTCTTAGTACAGTTAATCCGGAAAATGTTAGTAAAACATTGTACGACATTGGGTTAATTAAACAAGACTTGCTTAATCACTTTCATATTAGACAAGGTGAAAAATTAATGAATCCTGAGTTTGGAACAATTATTTGGGACGCAATATTTGAGCCAATGACGCCGTCAATGGAAGAAGCAATAGCAGAAAATGTTAAAAGAATTGTAAATTCAGACCCAAGAGTTACTGCAAATTCAGTTATTATTGACACATACGAAAGTGGTATCATTATAGATTGTGATTTAACATATTTGCCGTATAATATCAGCGAAAAAATGCGTTTAACGTTTGATGAAAACTCGGGAATGAATTAACTACACACTTAACAGATTACACTAAATAGTATTATACTAAGGAAAGCAAACAAATGGCGGCAACAGATAGACAGAATAGATTATTAATAGCAGAAGATTGGGCTAAAGTATACCAATCTTTCCGTAATGCTGAATTTAAATCTTACGATTTTGACAACTTACGTAGAACAATGATTAACTATCTGCGTCAAAACTATCCAGAAGATTTTAACGATTACATTGAATCAAGTGAATACTTGGCACTAATTGACCTTATTGCTTTCCTAGGACAAAACGTTGCTTTCCGTGTTGATTTAAATGCTAGAGAAAACTTTTTAGAACTTGCATCACGTAGAGAAAGTGTTCTACGTTTAGCACGTTTGCTTTCTTACAATCCAAAGCGTAATAAACCAGCTAACGGATTGCTTAAAATGGAAAGTGCTTCAACGTCAGAAGATATATTAGATAGTAATGGTACAAATCTTGCTAACCAAGGAGTTATTTGGAACGATCCTAGTAATTCTAATTGGAGAGAGCAATTTGAAAGAGTACTTAATGCCGCATTGCCACTTAATTCGCAATACGGAAAACCAATTAAAAAAGATAAAGTAGAAGGTGTTCCAACAGACCAGTATAGATTTAACGGATCAAACACTGATGTTCCAGTTTACACTTTTAGTAAAAATGTTGACGGTAGAAGTTTACAGTTTCAACTTGTTAGTACTGATGTCGTTGATGGTGTTATATCAGAAGAAGCACCACTTCCAGGAAACAGTTTAGGATTTCTTTATAGAGATGATGGCAGAGGACCAGGTTCGTCAAACTCAGGATTTTTTGCACACTTCCGTCAAGGTACTCTTGACAGCGGAGTATTTAATGTTGATACACCAAGCACTAACCAAACAGTAAGCATTGATGCAACTAACGTTAACAATGACGATGTTTGGCTTTACAAACTAAACTCAGTTGGCGCTGAGGATCAGTTATGG